ACCCTACCAGATAATGGTACTTCATCTGCATTCATTTGACGCACCGCCTCATCAATCGCTCCAATAATGCTATCTTTTGTCAATATTGCACCTGTTGCTTTTGAAATACAGTTAGCACTAGCATATTTTGCAAAACGAAATGCGTCCAATTCTGGTACAACCCAATCCCTCATAAACTGCCCCGTGAGTATACCAAAAACATTTTGCATTTCTTCATTGTCCATTCTGTCGATAGAAAGTTCTTTGCCCCTTTCTTCTGTTAATTGAAGTGTTTCCCATTTTGCAGTAATATCGCCTTTAGGGTAACCATTTTCCCTAGAATAGTCCCCCATACCTTCTGTATTTGTTTTTAATACTTTTACTTCATTTACTCCTGTAAAATCAACTTTTTTACCAGCGTCCATACCTTGTGTAACAGATAAATTTTTATAAATATCATCTAATACTGGTAAAAACTTTTTTGCAAATTCTAAACTGTTCGCCATACTGTTTTCCCCTTTCATTGTAATGATTATTTTAATTTTATTCGTTTAATCCTGCTGCTTTTCTTGCACTCTTGGCAAATAAATCTACTGCACTATCAAATAAACTGCTTTTTGTTATTCCATGTGATGTGCTTGCTGTATTATAATAGCTATTACTATCTGCACCTTCTATACGTGTTTGTTCAATATCAAATAAATAGCTATCACTCTTTTTGATACTATCCAAATCTAACCCCTGCAATGTGCCGTCTTCTTTTAATGTAATGTTGTCTATGTCAAGCAATGCTTTGATTGCCTTTGTATTTTTACCCTTTGCCTGCATAATGGCAACATCAATAGCACTATGCTTGCGACTTTCTTCATAGCGTTTTTGTAATGTTTCTGTATCCTGTTTATACTTTTTTTGTAAATCAGCATATTGTATTTGCAATTCTGTATTGTTACCCGCTGATTTCTTCAACTCCACAATATCGGCGTCCCTTTGTGTTATCTGCTTTTCTAAATCCTTTTTTGCTTGTATCGCAATGTTGTAATCTTCTTTTGAAATATAATTCTTTTTCATTTCACTTGCAATTTTTTGTTCTAGTTCCTGCGCCCCTTCTATGCCTTTCAGCATTTCTTTCAACCATTCCATAACATTCACCCTTTCTTATTTTGTACATAATAAAAAAGCAGTTTTATGACTTACTTAGGTCAATACTTTTTCACTACTCCAAATTTATCACCTGCCCTGGATAAATTTTATTCGGTGTAGCAATACCATTTTTCTGTGCAATTTCTTTATATTTTGTACCATCACCCAATTCTTTTTTACAAATATTCCAAAGTGTATCCCCTTTTTTTACAGTATAGCTTTTTGCTGTTTGTTTGCCTGTGGTATCTCTTTTATTTGAAATACTAGCACTTTGCCCATATTGTTCTATCTGTATACTTCCTGTTGCTGTGCCATAACTCCTATACTGTTTGAGTGAAAGCGATACACTTGCGTCAATGCCATATTGTTCAGCGTCCTCATCAATGGTATAGCTCTCTAATGTATAATATGGCTTTTCATTTTCGCTTGTGCTACCTTGATACACTATTTTACCGCTGTCATCTGTTCTAATAACATAAAACAAAAAAGGCTTATTTGACAATTTGAGTTTTTCAAATAAATCCAGATAATATTGCGCTCCCATATATATGCCACCTGTATACACACTAAAAGGATATTGTTGATTCGGTAACAGTACCGTAAATGAAATATCAGTCAACCCTGGTGATTTTATAATATTGATTTCTTCCCCATTCAAAAGCATAGCAGTGGTATTTTTATTTTTGATTTTAGTAGCCATGCTAGGAGGAGCAACAGGCAACATAACGCCATCTATATAATACTGATACATTTATATATGCACTCCTTCCGCTGACGCATTGATTATTTGCGCCATTTCTTCTACTTTTCTATCAAAAAAACCATCTAAATCCATTTCTGATTGTATATTATTGTTGTTTGTCATTTCCACTTTTACTTGTGGCATAACATACTTGTCACCATATTTGATATTTGCTACGGTACGCAAAAATTCCAAATCTTCTTTATCTCTTTCTAAACCATTAGCGATTTTGCTTGTATCTTCTGCACTACTTTGCACATTTTTAAGTATATCGCCTAGCAATTCATTGACACCTTGCACACCTTCAAATGGATTGAATTCCTGCATATATTGTTTTATGCCATCCCCAAAACCTGCCGCTTTTATATAAAATTCTTCCACTGTTTCATGAACATTTTTGTATTCCATACTAGGGAGAAATTCCTCATAATCCATATCATTTTTAATTTTGTCAATCAATCTATCCGCTTTATATTGTGTACGTGTCAGCCAATTATCAAATTTGTCTAATCCTTCTACAACAAATGACATACCTGGTATATGACTAAATAATTATGATAATGATTGTACGATTGTTTGTATGAGTGACAAAATAACATTACCCAATTCCAAAAACAATATTTTTATTGCTACAACAGGGTCTTTGAAAACATTACCAAAAAAGTTTACAAAAGCTGCAACAACATTCCATGCTGCTGCAAACACATTGTATACTATGGTATAAAGCCCGCCTATTACACCCGCTACAATACCCGTTGCAGATATGGTTGTATCTTTTGCCTCATTTATTTTGTCAACCATTTTATATAACAACACAATAAGCATTGTGATACCTATTATGATAAATGTAATAGGATTGGCATACATAGCAATATTCATCGACCATTGTGCTGCCGTTACTAGTCCCATAGCTACTGCCACACCTACTAACATAGGCTGAAAGGTATCCCAATTATTTATAACATACTCAAAACCATTCACTAAACTATCTATAAATAATGTTACCACTGCACCCGCTGCTGCGAAAGCTGTCATAATATCTTGTGAAAAAGCAATAAATTCATCACTATTTACAATGTTATTCAGCTTTTCTATCGTTCTGTTTGCTCTATCTGCAATATACTGAAATACCGCTCCCCATTGGTATAGCATTTGATTTGCATTTTCATGATTAAAAAGCCTGTTAATTCCTTGTAGTACTGGTGTAAAACTCTTTAAAGCAAGTGTTTTAATTCTTGTAAATGTTTGCGATATTGTTGCGGGCATACTATTAAATTTTTGGTTTGTTTCTTCTGCAAATGAAAGCATAGCATTTTTTACTACTTGTGCAGTTACTTTGCCTTCTTCTGCATATTTTTTAATAGAACCTTCTGCCCAGCCCATGTATTTTTCAATGTTTCTGGCAATACCAGGAGCGCCCGCAAGTATAGAATTGAGTTCTTGCCCTCTTAAAGCACCTGCTGCCATAGCCTGCGTTAACTGCAACATAGCGCTAGATTGTTCCATAGCGCTTGCACCACCTATTACAAATGTTTTGTTTACTTGATCCATAAATGCAATGAGTTCATCATTATTGTTAAATGCTGCACCTGCATTCAAACCCATTTTTGCTATAGATGACGCTGTATCTGTATAACTTGCACCCGATTCAAATGACGATTTCAATATGGTGTCTGATAATTCTTTTGTTGTACGTAAGCCATCATTGATTAAATTCAACCTTGCAGTAAGTGATGTTACACTGTCCGAAAGTTTGCCTATAATATTGATACCTCTCAATGATAAATACACACCAGCAATATTTTTGATAATGCCTAAAAGCCTGTTAGCACTATGCGCACCAGTGTTTAAACTTCTGTTAAAACCGTTTTGCGCCCTTCTGCTACCATCAATAGGAGGTGGTATTTTTTTAGCAGCATTTTCCACTGTTTTGGTTAGTATTTCAATGTTTTTTGTCTGTTGCTGTATTGATTTTGTCATGCTATCCATAGATTCTTTTGTAATTTTACTCATTTTTATAGTTGCGTCTGTTTGTTGTTTTATGGATTGCCTCATACTATTCATAGATTTTTTTGTAGTATTACTCATTTTCATTGTTTCAGTTGTTTGTTTTCCTATTGCCTTTGTTGCTCTTTTTGCAGCACTTGCCATATTTTTCAATTCAGTTGTTTGCTTTTGTATTGCTTTGGCTGATTTTCCTGTAACATCAGCAACATTTATTATAGCACTTGTTTGTCCTTGTATTGCTTGTGTGATAAGTACATTAGACTGTCCCGCCATATTTGCCATATTGACTAATTCATTTGTTTGCTTTTGTACTGCTTGCGTCATACTTTTGATATGCTGTTCAGATACACTTGCCGCATTGCCTATATTGTTCAGCCCTTCTGATACTCGTCGCCCTGTTCTGTCTACACCTGTAAGCCTTTCTTGCATTTCTGCAATAGTTGCTTCGGCGTTTCTAATTTCATTTCTTGCTGCTGTAAACGCTCCTGCGTCAATACTGTTACCTGATACCCTTTGCATTTTTTCAAAATGACTGATTGTCATATTGATAGCATTAGTAATGCTTTGTAATGCGGGCGTCCAGCCGTTGTATAACTCTATTGATGAGCGTATTGTCCCCATGTATTCACCCCCTTATCATTATGGTACATCATCTACAATCTGTATCATGGTATTTCCTTCTAACTCTAGCTTATCCGTAAATAATCCGTAACGCTTGCCCAGCAGTTCCGCTGCTTTGAGTCTTTCTTTTGCACCGACATATTTTTCTGTTATTTTCTGTTTACCATATACCATTAAAGCAATTTGCTCTTTTTGCTCCCCCCTCATAACAGAAGTCAAATACTCCATAATCTCCTGCGTATCTGCAATATTGTCATTTTTTAGTCTTTCAAATTGCTCATCAATGTATTTTTTCATTTCAACATTTTTCAACATTCTCTGTCCTACTGAATAAGCTGTTTTTGCCGAATACCCCGCACGGATTGCCGCCTGTGTAGCATTACAGTCAATGAGGTATTCTGTACAAAAACGCTTTTGTTTTGCTGTCAACGGCAACCCCTCCTAACATAAAAAAGGAATAGCATTTCACCATTCCTTTTTAAAATCAATTTATATTACTATATTATCACATACTATTCGGATTTTTCGGACAACTTTAAAAATTGATGAAATTTTTTTCTTGGATAACTTTCATCATAATGCCCTATATCAAAAGCAACTTTTTTCCATGAATTTCCTTTTATAACGCGGGATACCATAATCAAGCGTATTTCAAAATCATCAATAGATTCTATGTAATTTTCTATTGCAATACGTTTTTTCAAACAATACAACATTTTTTGTTTTAAACATTGTTTTAAATCAACTAGTTCTGCAATATAGTCATTGTTATTGTTTGATTTAGGCATATTGATGATATTTTGTGTACATTTTTTTGATATAGAATCTGTCCACGCTATTCTTTCTTTTAATTGTTCTATTTCTAAATTCAAATAGTAATATTGATATAATTCATCTTTTGTCATAAGGCAACCCCCTTTTTTTATTTATCCTAATATGATATAATCATATTGAGATAAATAAGGCTGTTGCCTTTTTATCTCATCAACTCAAACCGATACTCTTGTTTTGTCCTTGGATACTTTTCTCTATCTACTTCAGACACAAACATATCATATGGTCTAACATAAACCCTATTGTTGTATAATGCTTGATATACAACAAATAATTCTCCTGTTTCAGTATGCTTTGCAATGGCTACCACTCTATACAACTTTCCTTTGAAATGCCTGTATCTTTTTCCTACAAAAATCCTTCTTTTGACAATCATTTCTTTCTCTTTCATACTTCACCTGCTATCTTTTATTTTTTGATTCTCTCGCGATTTTCTCGTGAAAATTTCTTAAAATTTATAAATTAAGAATTTTCGCTACTTCTCGCAGTTGTTCTAAAGAATAATGCTTATAATATTCCCTAGAAGTTAATTCCCTTATCTTACATACAATATTATCAAATTCCATACTATCTCTTATACCCTCTCTACACGCCTGTTCTGTTGGAAAAAGATAACAATAGTCACCATATTCTATTGACAATATCGGTAAAATAAGCACAAATTTTCCTTTTCTATATCCAAAATATCCTACATCTGTTTCAATATAATTTTTTCTAATTTCTTTTATAATGACCTGCAATCTTTTTACTTTTGTAGGTTTTAAAAAATTTTTAACAGATACATATGCTATTTGTCCTTCTCTAAACTCTTTTTTTATAGTATTT